ATGAGACATACACGCACAAAGCAATTAGGAAGAATACACAAAGCTTGGAAGGAAGTACCTAACTTACCTATCGAGGTAGTCAGAGAAGCGCTTGACGAGATGGACAAGACATTCAAGTGGCACAGGTGGAATAATAAAAATTGGATAGAATTTAATAAACAAGTAGATGAATGGCATGTAGGTACGACTATAATTCCAATCATCAAATAGGAGGATGGACTAATGAGATATACACGTAATAGACAATTAAGAAAGATCAATTCTTTAATGGCTTCACCTTTCACGTTAACTATTGAGGATTCTAAGACGCACATATGGGATGACAAGCTAGACCTTACCTTCAAGTGGCACCACGATTTTGTTTGGGAGATAGAAAAGTACTGGGAGAGTTATATCACACTAGGTACGTACGGACATGATGACTTCAAGATAATCCCAATCAAATAGGAGGCGGTCTCATGGCTCGTTCAATCAATAAGGTTGCTAAACGTTTAGCTTTAAAGCAGTTAGCTGGCAAGGATATACGCAGTAAGATATCTAGCGAGGCACACCATAATAACTGGAGCGAGTCCAAACTCAAGAGGTTAATCACTATTCATGTACAAATGGAGGAGGGTAAACGATGGGAGAAATAAAATAGACTTATAGTGCGTACAAGTAGTGCAGCGAACACTCTTGTACCGTTCGCCCGACTCACCGAGGGAACACCTACTATAAGCCTACTTAATAGTGTACTACTAAAAGTTAATGAGGACAACCAATGAGTATCCCCGAACAGATCACCCAGCTAGAGCTACTACTGAAGATATACCGAGACAGCAAATGACTTTCTCAACAGCACCTACTCAGGTAATTCTTGACTTATTGGTATGACTGTGGTAATATAACTATATATGCAAAACCCTGAGGAGGCTATACTTATGAGAAAACTTATTGGACAATTCTTGATAGCATGGATGATAATGATCTTAGCATTCATCACAGGTGCCATCATGCTTTTCTTCGTAGAACTAATCGGAGGAGTTATGTACCTATTCCCACTGATACTATTCAGCTTGTTCGTACTCAGGGAAGTCAAAAGCTACTCAGAGAAGTCCAGGAGAGGAGACCGCTAACGAGCAGTCTCTATTTTTTTGCAAACTTTTTAGAATAAATTGTTGACGAATAGAATATGACTGTAGTATGATGAATTCAAGGAAGCAAAGCAACCAAAACTAATCAAGACTGATCACAATCAGTCATAACCCTGAGGAGGAAATTATTATGAAGAAGGTAAAATCAGTAGCATTTAACGTGGCAGATAACATGGAGTATGAAATGTTTCACTATGCAATGAAGCAGCAGTACTTTTCAACTTACGTGAAGAGATTAATCCAACGAGACATGGAAGATGGCAAGCGTGTATTCATGGAGATGGACAAGCAAACTCGTGAGGCTTACGCTAATTAATGAATCCCGTCTCTGCAGTAACTAGGGAGGTGAGCAATTGAAATGTAACCGTGGCAGTACAAATAGAATAAACACTACGAGTCCTGCCTCTGGGTAGGGCTCTTTTATTTTGTCTTTTAGTCATACTCAGGTATGATTTGTAATACAATAAAGTATAACCCCTGAGGAGGAGATACTAATGAGAGAGACTTGTGCTTACTGTTACTGTCAGTTGTCTGCGTGGTTATACTGGAGAAAGAATGGTACAGTGTATTGCTCTGAGAGTTGTGCTGATAGAGATACTGAGAAAGACAAATAAGACTAATGAGTCCTGCCTCTGGTGGGGCTTTTCATTTGTAACAAACTTGTAATCTAAATTGTGAACGAGCTCGAACGTGCACCACTGACAGAATGTACTAAAAGTAAGTGACGTTTTACTAGCAAGTGACAGCTACTATCTCTATAGAGATACTCGACAGAGTACGTTCTCGCCAGATAGATTCTCGATAGGTTATCCGATAGATAGTGAGCTAGATAGACCTAGTCGATAAGTCGACAGAGATACCTCAGATAGATTCCACGATAGAGCGCCAGCTCATATAGTTATTGTTTAAGATCTTGAAATAAAATGCCTACTAGAGGCAGCCTAAGGAGTTGACTAATTAGTATGTCCCTCTTAAAGATACACCTCGATAGACAATCCCCTAAAGATAAACCTAAGAAGAAAGCCTACAAGAATGGTTTAAGATTCTACAGCGAGAAGGAAGCTACAATGTTCCGGTCTAACTGGGAGATCGAGATAGCCGAACTCCTCAGTTCTCTCAATATCCCCTACGAGTACGAGAACAAAAGGTTCTACTACAAAGACCACAAAGAGAGCTACCTCCCAGACTTCTACTTACCAACCTACAATGTATACCTCGAGGTAAAAGGTTTTATGGACAAACGATCCCTCAAGAGATGCAACCTATTCAGAAAATACCAAGGAGCCACCTATGGGTTCCTACTCTACGAGAAAGAAGAACGTGAGCTGATACTCAATGAGCCAGCTCTTATTTATACCTACCTAGGCATAGCTCAGGAGGAACTAAGGAGGAGACAATCATGATTAAATGCCAACAGTGCGGCACCCCAGTAGGCCGCCTACAAGAATCACCCGAGTTGCATGTCATTGGAGAGATAGCTATCCAGCTCATCTGTCACAAGTGCAAGGAGTGGACTACAGAGAAACTCTACGAGTACGACAAGTATAGGATCACTGACAGAGTAACTGACAAGGGTAACACGACAGAGATCTGGAGGAGGAGAGGCTAATGAGACGTCTTATCTGCTGGCTCACAGGTCACAAGCAATTAACGACATGGACAACCTCTATAGGACACCTCAATAGGAGATGGGTTAGGTGTACTTACTGCAATAAACTTGAGAGTTGGAGGGAACACAAATGAGACTTGACCTATATGTGTACGTCAAATGGATACTCTGGAGAGATAATATGATAGACAAACTAAGGAGGAAGATAACTAATGGCTAAAGACCACGGAGGCGGACTCGGTAGAAAGACCGATGCAGAGAAGAGACTGATTAGTAAGATACGTAGTGATGCTAAGAAGACTGTCGAGGAAATCAACGGTATGGCTTACGACACAGCGAGGAAGAACAAGGTGACAGCTCACATCAAGAATGAACTCAAGAAGGTAACGATCATCTGTGGAGCAGTCCGAGCAGACACTGGTAAGATATGCTCTAATGAACCTGTAGAGGGAGCAGCTCGATGTGCTATGCACGGTGGTTATTCTACAGGGCCTACCTCTGAGGAAGGTAAAAAGAGAGCACTTGCTAATTTAAACCCTAGAGCGGCGTTAGTTCATGGTCTCAATAGTAAATTCGTTATGACCCAAGAAGAGAATGCTCTGTACACTGGACTGATGAATCACTACATCGAGGAGCTAGACTTAGACCCTATGAACATCATCATTCTCCACAGGGCTATCATGAATCTAATCATGAATGAACGTAGAGAGATAGCTAAAGAAGGTGAGATCCTCGACGAGAGCCAATCAATGAATGATTACGATAGTAAGTTCTTACGATTCGCTCAGGCTCTAGGGATGGATCGCAAGTTCCAAGTGAGTACGTCTCACAAGGACAATAACAAAGGTGTAAACTTCAACGTCCTCTTTGACGGGATGTAACACTTGAAAAAAGTTTTGACAAAAGTGTTGACCTCCTCGGTATGACCATGGTATGATTACCTCAACAAAGAAATCCTGAGGAGGAAACAAAGATGATGAGAAGACTAATGAGCAAACTATTCGGCAAGAAGAAAGCAACTGTGGAGAAGGCAATGACAGTACAAGCTATGGAGATCACGAAGGTGCTAGCTCAACTGGATGCACTAGCAGGAAAGGTAGGTAACTAACATGAAGAACTTCAAGTTACTAATCAGCCTACTCCTTATCTTAGCTTTCGGTGCAACATCAGCAATGGCAATCTACACAAACTCAGCAGTATACACAGAGGCAGCAACTAGTGAGCAGCCAACTCTACGAGACAAACTAAGCCAGCCAGTACCTATGGTGAGTTCAATGGAGGTAGTCGGCTACCATAATGGTGTCTACGTGTTGGCTAATGTGAATGGCGATGAGCAGGACATGGGGAACTACGCTCTCGAGGGTACTTACAAGCTAGGAGATGTAGTAACTGTGTTGTGGGCTACGGAGGATAGCACAGAGATCGCAGGAGAAGTGCTGGTAGGCACGGCTGACGAGCTTGACCTACCTCATGGGAATAACTGAATAGATAAGCTGATGAGTCCTGCTGACGAGCAGGGCTATTGGTTGTGAGTATTAATCATACCTGAGTAATAACAAAGGAGGAGAAGCTAATGAGTAAGCTAGAGATGTGGCTGCCTATCGAGGGGTACGAAGAGTTCTATGAGGTGAGTGACCTAGGGAGGGTGAAGCAACTAGAAGCATGGAGGTATGACAATAGAATCAAGGAAGACAAATACTACGAAGAGAAGGTACTGAGGCAACATGCTGTAAAGTCTCATGGTGGTAAGTACGGAGAGTACATGACTGTGACGCTGACTAACGAGGAAGGCAAGAGAGCTAAGTTGTATGTACACAGTTTGGTAGCCAAAGCCTTCTGTGATAAGCCAAGAGGTTACAAGACAGAGGTGAACCACATAGACAGAGACAAGAAGAACAATGACTCGAGGAACCTAGAGTGGGTCACACACAAGGAGAATGCATATCATTGGATGCTTGATAGTTAACTCGCCGATTGCTCGGCGTAGGTGCACCTAGTTAGGTGTGCCTTATTTGTGTTACACTAAAGTGGATGTTCACTTGACCTTAATCACTTAGAGTGAAACGATGTCTAAATTAGGAGCTAGCTAATTTGACGTACCTGAGAAGGATAACCACGCCGATGAGTCGGCGAGTATACTCCGTGAAATCTTACGAGACGAAAACAGAGATGGATGACTGAGAAGGCTGGCTCATAGGTGGGTGGTCTGAGAGGTAGAAGCTGATGAGGTAGATCTCAGGAGAAGGCTGAGAAGGTGCACTACAGAGGGGTTGCTGAGGAGGTATGCTAACGGGTAGGAAACGGAGAAGGTAACCCTGAGGAGGAAGTCTGAGTAGTTACTAGGGGGCTTACCCCCACCTCGGCGTGCTCACTTGATCACCACCCAATATCCGAACTGTGAATCTAACGAGGCAGTCAACTGTGTAACCCCTGAGGTTACTTCCTATAACCTTAATTATGTCAACTAGAGTTAGCCATCTCACTAGCCCTCAATCCCTTGTGGCTCTAAGGCTCATACCCCGTGAGTCAGACTCCTGCATAACCACCACTCATCAGCACCATGCATAGAGACTGTATGAGTATGCAACTCAGTAGCGAAACTAAAGGGTTCTGCCTCCAGAGTATGCACTATCCTATACATCACCACGAAAGTACACCACCACCATGCACCACCCTCTGAAAGTACCACGCTCTCTCCGAAAGTACGAAGCCGAAAGTGAAAGAGGAGAGCCACTTAGTAGCCCTCCTCTTTCATACGTCCTATTAGGTTAGTCATCCACACTGTGCCTATCAGCCCTGCCTCTGTGAGTGCCATCGCTCCACTTGTGAGGTAGCCTGTGTAGGTGCACCACATCACCACCCACATTAGTACTATGCCTATCACTGTCACTGTCGTTCTCACTATCATCAGCCTCCTTGTGCTTGCTTGTGAGTCCATCATACCATGGTCATACCCATGTGTCTACACTTTTGTGTGCAAGGCTTTGTGAGGAGATCTGAGCAGTCTCAGTGCTATCCAGCCTGTTGACCAGTGAGGCAGCCGTCTCCAGAGTCCCACCTCGAGGGGTACCCCATGAATCATAAGGTGTAGGGTGTATGCCCGTGTCGATACTAAATATTTATAGATGAGATAGAACACTTTAGAAAATTTCACCTCCCAAGCATCTACCTCCCCGGATTTTTTAGAAAATATATCCCCTATAGGTAAAATTCTATGGCATACTAATATTACTACAGTCATACCCTGAGGAGGAGAACTAATGAGTTCAATAGCTAATGAGATTATCTGTCACGCTGTACGAAGAGGTTACACCGCAGATCATACTGGACAGTTGTTTAACCCTAAAGGCAACCCTGTTGAAGGTTCTATAAGTAAGAGTACTAATAATCGCAAAGGTAAAGGCTCTGGAGAATACTTTGTCAGAAAATATAACCTAGCTCACCCTACTAAGAAGTATTATTCTAGACCTGTTTCAGCTCACAGGTTAATAGCTTACTTGAAATATGGAGAAGAAGCTTTCGAGGCAGAATGTGTTAGACATCTTAATGACAACTCCCTAGACAACTCTTGGGACAATATCGCACTAGGAACTCACATGGACAACTATCTAGACGCCGTACGTAATGGAAAGTCGCAACCTAAGAAGGTAAAACCTCCTAAACAAGAAACTCTTGGAGAACGTCTATCAAGAAACATCGACATAGCCATCTCACTAAAGGCTGAGGGATTAACTAATCAAAAAGTAGGTGAACTATTCGGTCTCAGTGAGAACGCAATAAGGAGACACATTAAGGCTCATTCGTGAGTCTTCTTTTAATTCCTCCATAGTATCTATAATTTCACATACCAGACTATATAGACAAAAAAAAAAGAAGCAACCTCCCTAGGGGTTACCCGATAGTCACTCTCACAACACTCTCTCCAGACGTATGCTCCCAAGCCACATTTTCACCACGAGACCGGATCTCCTGTAGCACATCCTCCTCTAAGTTGTCCGTCTCCATGTACCAAACGTTATTAAAGTAGATGGTGTCAATTAGAGTCTCCTCTGTTAGGTTTAAATATGGAGCTGGATTCTCTTTAGAGTCCAGCTCTGAAGACCATTCTTTTCTTTCAACGTATACCTTCACGACTATTCCTCCTCAGTTATCCTTATAGTATGGTAATTGAAATTTTCACTTCCTAGGCTTACTCCACATGAACACATAGCTTCCTATTAGAACAACCGCCATTGCTACCGAGCCAGCTACCCACTTATTCATCAGTATTTCTTCCAAGAGACAGCACCTCCTTAGCTTCCTGTAGAGCTTCAATAAACTCATCTAGATCCTCAAATTTAATATTAAATGTATAATCTCCATAATCCTCAACCTTTACCTCTACAGCGCCCTTGCCAGCAATATTTTCAGTATAAACTGTAAGACCTGCATAAGTTCCTTTTATATACTTCTTCATTAGACTACCTCCCAAGTTCCGTCTCCATAGTATTCAATCTTCACATAATCAGCTACCCATCTAGGATTAATCCCATGAGTACGACCATCTAGTACATTCTTAGCGTAAACCAATTTAGATCGCTGAATGATAGCCATCTCTACAGAGCCAGCGTTCATTCCTACACAGATGAAATCTACTCCGTTAATTCTAAACTTGATACCCCTCTTAGGTTTTTCTTTCCTATTAAATAGTCCAAACATGTTAGACCACCCTTTCGTTATCTATAATATTACCTGAGTCATAACTATATGTCAATCCCTTACAAATAAAATATATAGGAGGCAGCAAAATGAGTCAACAACCTACTCAAGAGCAATTACTTGCACTCAAAGAACGAATGAAAGACCCTATAGGGTTCACCGAAGTAACCGGTACTGTAAAAGGTAAGCCCTTCAGCTTCGACCACCGAGACCACTTGCACGATGTCTACCGAGACACGCACCCTCGCGTGGTAATCGTAGCAGGCCGTCAGGTAGAGAAATCTGAGACAGGCGTACGCATTCAGCTTTATCATGGCTACCAGAGGAAGCACACAACAATTACCTATACAGCGCCTCGGCAGGAGCAAACAACTCGTTTCGTTAATGACCGTTTCCGTAAAGCTATCCGCGAATCCAAAGGAGGTATCCTCGAGGGGATGGTTGAGGCTAAACGTGATGCCAAGACAGCTATCGGTTTAGCTAACTCCAGTCAGTATTACTTCGGAAGTGCGTGGGCTGACGGGGATGCCCTTCGTGGTATCGCCGGAGACATGGTTATCTTCGATGAGGTGCAGGATATCACCCAGACAGCCATCGAGTCTATTGAGAAGTCGGTCTCGCATAGTGAAATCAAAGACCCTAAGACGGAGCTTAACGGCCGCTGCTACTTTACAGGCACACCCAAACAGAAGGGTAGCTACTACGACCGTGTCTTGTGGGGGCAGTCTGACCAGAAGAAATGGCACGTAACCTGTGATAGCTGCGGCAATGAAGAAGTTATGTCTATGAAGAATATCATGATTCAGAACGAGGGAGAAGAAACTGAGAGACGCTACTTCGGGTGTATGCATTGCAAAGAAGAGCTTGACCGTGCTCATGGGAGATGGGTAGCTACGAGACCGGAGAATAAGATGTATAGTGGCTACCTATTTAACCAGCTCAATATGACCTGGATCTCAGCGAACCAAATCTGGCGAGATTACCAAACGATGGACGCTATGACGTTTAACAATGAGGTTCTTGGTGAGTTCTACTCGGGAGACGAACAGCCACTATCTCTAGAGGATGTACTTGCTTGTATTGATAAGACTCGTTCTCTGAAGAAATCCTCACAGACACCAACTGTACTAGGTATCGACTATGGATCTGGTGGTAAGTCTAAGACGATTATCTTTATTGGCCACAGTGAGAACGGCAAACTAGTTATCGACTACGCAGAGAGTTGGCAGCCAGACCGCTCCGAAGACGCACTCAATGTGCACGATCAATTGATTACTCACATAGTTAGCCTCCAGAGTAAGTTCAATGTAGAAAAGATTGTCGGCGATATAGGTTACGGCTCATATGAGTCTCAAAAGCTATACGAAATGTACGGGAGACAGGCTATCTCTTGTAGGTACGTTACCTATGCGAATGACCCTCGTAAGCGTGAATACAAAGGGTTCAACAACTCGACACTCCAAGTAGACCGTACTTTCTCCATGGACAAACTCATTGATGCATTCCATAAAGGTAACATCGTGATTCCCTACAAAGACCCTGCTGCTATCGAGTACTTCTTTGACCACTGGACAGCTATCGAGATGAAGTTCACTGAGAGTAACACCGGTACAGGTAAGAAGCTATATGACCACCGTACTCCAGATGATGCATTCCACGCACTGAACTATGTGAGAGAGGGTATCCACGAATTACAGAATAGATTCGAGGTAGAGTTCGTTGAGAGGGACGACTATCAGTTTGACAAACTGTTTTCTACTATTGAAGACCTTCCTGAGTGGTAGCAAGTTGTTACTACTTATTATATGAAACTATCAAGGTGGAGAGCCTAGCTCGCAGAAACCAAGGAGGAGAAATAATGGGATTATTCGATATATTAGCTAGCAAGAAGGTTAAGCAAGAAAGGAAAGCTCAGGAGGCAGAGCTACATAAGTTGGCTCAGGAGATCGGGCTCTACAAAGACGACAAGTACGAACGCAAAGACCAAGTGGATTTAAACCCTGAGGAATTCTCTCTAGAAATCTTTGAGAAGATGCTTCTTGATGGACAAGTTCGTGCTGCTGTAGAGATGATTAAACTATCAGCTACCGCTAAAGGGTTCACAGTTACTGGTGAGGACGAGGAGACTCGTAAGTATGCTGACTTCATCCTAGAAAACTTTGAGTCTATCGAGGGAAACCTTGAGGATGACATTCGAGAAATCATTACAGCTATTGTATATGGATACAGCTGTACAGAGAAAGTCTTCGAGTACAAAGATGGAGCTATCCGTCTCAAGAAGCTCAAAACGCTCCACCCTAGGCAGGTTGCTATTAAGACAGACAGATTCGGTAACATCCTCTATGTAGAGCAACGAATCGGGAGTAAGACAATCAAGATACCTCGGGAGAAAGTCCTATGGTATGCATACGATAAAGATTTCGGCAACCTCTATGGTAAGTCTAACTTGCGTCCAATCTACAAGCATTGGATCACAAAGGACAGGCTATACAGGTTCGCTAACATAGCTTATGAACGCTACGGAACACCCCTCTTAATCGGAACCACTACCGATGCAAACGATGTTGGCAAGATGAACAAAATCCTCAAAAACATTAACTCCATGAGCTCGCTGTCTATCTCAGGTGGCGACAAAGTAGATGCTATTCAGATGACTAATGCAGACTTCATAGGATACATTGAGCACCATGACCGTAAGATTATGGAAGGCTTACTTGTTCCTCCTATGCTGCTTGGTTTATCTCGTGGCCAGTCTG